ACCCGTCCGTTTGACCGGGTTAACTGGTCATTGACTCGCGTCGATGATCGAATGCCTGTCGTTGGCGCGTCTGGTGAATTAGACTGGTTATCTGGTCCAATTCTCACCGTCAGCGTTGAGCATGGTCTTTCGCGTCACTTCCCACTCAGGGATAGCAACCCTGACACTAGGGTACTGTTCTTAGTTCCAGGACATGGACCAATATCACTTGTTGATAAGTTCATTGTCTCAGGACCAAGTTCAGCTCCTAGGGTTCAAGGCTACACGCCTTGGTGTCAACGTGAAACGGAAGAAGGGGCATTTCGGCTTAGTCTCAGGGGAAACCCTCCTCGAGCTAAGGTGCATGCTCTCTGTGAGTTTGGTGGTAAAGTTAGAGTGATCACATCACTTCCGACTGAGGTCGTGATTCGTGGTCATGCCTTGCGTGACATTCTATGGCCATTCCTCGAACGTGATCCAGTGTTTGACATCACTGGTGATTCTAGGATCCATGGAATGAAAGTGAATCCAGGCGAAGTCGTCCTCAGTGCAGACTTAAGTCGTGCAACTGACGTAGTTGGTCCAGGTTTAGCCCTGTCCTTCTTCCGTCACTTACATGTTTTACGTCCTGCTGAGTTCGATTCCAAGTGGTTGAAGCTTGCCGAAGATACCGTTGGTGCATACTTTGTCGAGTATCCCGATGGTAAACATATTGTGTCCTCGTCCGGATGGCTTATGGGTCATCCTTCAACTTGGGCAGTTTTATGTCTGGTTCATGCTGCGATTGCACGCATGTCCGGCTTCGATGAGCGTATTCGGATACGTGGTGATGACCTATTGGCTATAGGCCCTCAGCACTGCGTCGACGAATATTTCGACCTCATGGAACATTTCTTCTTGATTAACAAGGAGAAATCCTTCGTCTCGCCCCATGGAGGTGTCTTTGCAGAAGAGACTTTTGTCGTAAGACAAGGGTCACTCTGTAAAGTTCCTCATGGTGCGCCACCTCGTGGTTGGTTGAACGGTGACTTTAAGTCTCTGAACAACTGCTATAAGGTGTGGGATGAACTTTCACCTAAGATGCGAAGAGCATATCGTTATGCAATTCTCAGCTCAGGTGCCAAGCAAGTTAAAGCTCTAACTAAACATCGGATCCCTCTTTTCTTGCCTCGCGTACTAGGTGGTGTGGGTATACCTCACTCACGTGGTATTCCTGGTGCCGTTTGTGGTAACATTTATGTTACTAAAATGGTAACAGGCGCAGGGACTGTAGCTTCGGCGTGGAAAACGCGTCTTGCCTACAGGCGAAGAGAAGAGTTCCTTAATGAAGCAAAGAGTATCACATACTTATTACATAGTATGGGTTCTCTTGGCTCGTGTACCCCGATGACAGAGGAAACTCTGTCAGGTCTCATCCTACGGGCTGATATTGCTATGGGTGCCACCTGGCCGGAAGGCTGGGAGGACACCTATGGTAAGTCACAGCTCGGTGAGATGAGGGAACCTACTGTCAGTTCAATCAGTAGGGACTGGGAACGTTTTAGGAGAAAGTGTCGTGGTATTAAACCACCACTTCACCTTCTCGGCACGAATTGGGATGAGCAGCGGCTTTCAGAGTCTATACTCCGTAGGCAGCTAGAAGGTGTTTACTGGCCTTATCGACCAGATCCAGCACTACATTTGTAGTGTAGG